CAATACAAGGGCCTATTAGATTGGTGACCAAGTGGTGCTTTGGTAAGGCGAACTGTAAAAAGGCTCAATGGAAAACCACTAAGCCTGATACAGATAACCTTATTAAATTGTTTAAAGATTGTATGACTTCACTCAACTATTGGAATGATGATGCCCAGGTGTGTAGTGAAGTTACTGAAAAGTACTGGAACCCAGTCACTGGGATATGGGTTCATATTGAAACGTTAGAAGAACTACAGTGAAAGGTTGAAGCTATGAATAAAAAACTTGTATATGTTGCTCATCCATTTGGTGGTAAGGAAAGCAACCGTAAAAAGATTGATGTGATCATGGGCGATTTGGTATTGCATGATTTAGAACATGACTACGTATCACCTATCCATAACTATGGGTATGTATATCTGACTGGTGATGAGTACCAGAAAGGATTGGATATCTGCTTAGGTCTACTTAGTCATTGTGACATTTTAGTATTATGTCCAGACTGGCAATCTAGTCGTGGATGTAAAGGTGAATTTGAATATGCTCAAAAACATGGCAAGGCTATCTTCACATTAGAAGAATGGAAAGCCATGAACCATATTTAGAAAGGTGGATATACAATGGCAGTTGCAAGAACGTGTCTTAGATGTAATCGTAAATTCTTAGCTAAAAAAGATGAGCAGTATTGCAAACAATGCGCTAAGGATGAGTTAATGGCTATTCTTAATAAAGATAAACCTAAAGAGCAACCGAAAGAAAAAACTAAAGATGAACCAAAAGTCCTTACAAAATGTAAGCGATGTGGAACAATGTTTGAACAAACCGGTAAAGGTAGACCAGCAGTTAATTGTCCAACGTGTCGAGCAGAATTAAGTGAGCCTAAGCAAAAGGCATTACCTAAGGATAATCAATCTAAGAAGGTTAATGAAAGTACTCCAGTTATTTCCAAAAAGGAAACTACTGAATCTTATATTACCGCAGATAGCACCAAAGACTTATATGTTACCACTGACGTGAAGCCCATCTCAATTTCTAATGCGGTTGACCATCCTTCACACTATAACAAGGGCAAGATTGAAGTTATAGACTTCATTGAGGACCAACAGTTGCCGTTCCATCTTGGTAATGTTGTTAAGTATATAGCTCGTGCAGGCTCTAAAGGCGATAAGCTAGAGGACCTAAAAAAAGCACGATGGTATTTGGATAGGTACATTAATGAGGTGATGAAATGAAACCACTATTTGGCGGATACGTCACATTAGATCGTCATGAATATATTATGGCGTGTGATACCTGGGATGAAGCATTAAATGAGCTACATTGGATAGCTAAACAATGTAAGCCATGTGAAGGTATGACCATTGTAATAGGTCGTGCTGTACCATACCCAGGTCACATCAATGTAGATGAAGTTATTCAGAATGACATTAAGCGATGTCAAGATGAGGTAGACCAAGGTGAAGAGGTGTACTACCTTCATGACAATGTGGTTACACCTAGCCAAAAGGCTGAATTACAAGACTACTTAACCGATGTCTACCGTGCGTGGATTAATCGATATAACTTAAACGATGCTGCGTATCAGTTAACTAACATTACTATGTATCGGTATAGTGAAATCTTACAGGAATGGCAAGAAGTATAGGAGGCCTATTATGGAAGAGAAAACAATGCGACTTATAGTTGAGTCTAACGATAAAGAGGCGTATTCATGTTCCATCGAAATGGAGAATGTTAATGGGATAAATGCGGCTCATATGACTGTTAAGATGATGTGCGCAGTAGCAAAACAATTCGCTAAAACTCCTAATAATATTATTGGGGTTATACATGAATTGTATGAACTGGCATTGGAAAATATAGAATCTTATGACATCAATGGTACGTTTACTCCGAATAAGGATGAGCAACCCTTGAAGTTAGATAAGCGATCGTTATCTTAGGTGATGCCTATGAATACTAAGTCATGTACTGGGAGTAAGCATCCTGGGGTTAGGCAACTACAACGGTTACTGAATAGTCGTAGGCGTATGAAAGACATTGAGGCACACCTGCAACGCCTAGAGGTCGAAGCACAAGATGAGAGGTCTAATACTCCAGAGCAACAGCTTAATCTGAATACCGCACAGCGTGACCTTAATAATGAATTCCGTAATCTATCTAAGGAACGATATGAGCTATGGACATTGATATGTAAGATGCCTAATGACATTGAGCGTACGTTCTTAGAGAACAGATACTACTTCGGAATGAGCATGAAGGAGGTCATCGAGGATATGAGTTATAGTGAAGCACAGATATATAATATCCAACGGAACGCAGTGAAAAGCTTTTGTCAAGTATTTTCTAAAAATAAATAAAGACAATATGCAATTAGAGGTAACACTTATGATAGGCTACAAGTGTGGAGTGATGGGGCTTTGGTCAGTCCTCCTTTCACTACCACACACTGTAGGGTACGTTCATAGTGAATACCTTTCTTGTACAACACCTCCACAGGGCTTTACAGCACAAGAAGTATCATTAGGGACTACGCACAACCACGTAGTCCCTTTTGCTTACTTCTTCAAAAGTTTAATTATTGACCTTTTGTCTTTTATTTTGAGAATGAATGATAAAAGGTACTTCCTAGCGATAAATTCAGCGGCGGTCGGCTCCGCGCGATATTTGTCTCTGTGTAGGAGAATTTTAACGGTTGAAAGTTTATTTCCAAAGGACAGAAAGGAGAGGACGTGATGGCGAGTGAAAAACCACGTGTGAAATTTAATAAAGCTGGTGATTTGCTAGTATCTAGTGCGCAATTATGCGACCTTCTTCGAGTAACTCCTGAGATTATTTCGAGACACCACAAATCGGGCATGCCTAAAGCTGCAACAGGTTGGTGGAACCTCCGTGAAGTTCTCGTATATCTTGGCCAAGCCAAGGCAGATAAAACTAAAGACCAATCGGCAGCAACACGAAAGCTAATTGCTGAAGCTGACTATAAAGAGTCTCGAGCTGCTCGTGAAAAGAAATTACTCGACGTGTTAAACGGTGAGTACGTATCTCGTGCAGACGTAGCGAAAGAATGGTCAGCTCGTATCTTAGAATTAAAGTCCTCACTCATCAAACTCGGTAAACGAGTAGGGAGTGAGTTCACTGATCCAGAAGAACGAGCGACGGTGGAAAGGGTGGTGAGCGAAGTTGCCGAAGACTACCTCGAAAGTTACTCGCGCAAAGGCGAGTACACGCCGGAAGTCAAAACCGGTAAAAGCAGAGCCAAGAGTTAATTGGTTCCAGGAAGAGCTCGATGCCTTTAAACCACCGGAACGATACACCGTATCAGAATGGGCTGACAATTTCAGGGTATTAACAAATATATCCGCAGAACCAGGTAGGTGGAGAACGAATCGAACTCCATATCTAAAAGAGCCTATGGACAAATTCACAGACCCTCTGATTGAACAGATTGTACTGTGCTTTGGAGCGCAAATCGGTAAGACTGAAGCAGAGCTCAATATGATAGGGTATGCGTTAGACCAAACACAATCACCAGTTATGATGGTATACCCGACAGATACTATCGCTAAATTTGCTAGCGATAAGAGAGTGCAACCGATGCTTAAATCGGTTAAATCTATTAGTGATAATTTTGACGAGAATAGTAAACTGCTTGAATTGGATTTTAACAACGGTAATTATATGGTACTAGTTGGGGCGAACTCACCTAGTAGCTTGTCAAGCCGGTCAATCAAGTATCTATTCTTTGATGAAATAGACAAATACCCCGCCTTTTCAGGTAAGGAAGCGGATCCAATAAAACTTGCAAAGGAACGTACTAAAACGTTCGTGGATAAGAAAATAGTAATGGTATCCACGCCTACCGTTGAGTCGGGTAATATTTGGCAGGCGCTCATGAATGCAAATGAGCGCAGGCAGTATTACGTGCCATGTCCACATTGCGGAGTGTCGCAGACCCTCAAGTTCAAACAGATAAAATGGCCAGACGAACACAACGATAATGCGGACATGATACGTGATACAGCGTATTACGAATGTGAACATTGCGGTGGACATATCCACGATAAGCACAAAATGGAAATGTTAAGACATGGAACATGGGAAGCGGTCAATGCGTCGCAAAGCAAAGTCCGCTCAATTTCGTATCACTTATCGTCGATATATTCGCCGTGGGTCACGTTCGGAGACGTTGCGTACGAGTTTAAGACTTCCAAAGGTACACCTGCCTCATTAATGAACTTCATTAATTCATGGCTAGCGGAACCTTGGCGAAGTGCTAAAACTAAGAGTACGCAAAATATGCAATTTACGGAATCTACATATCCAAGTGGAATTGTGCCGGATAAGGCAGTATTACTTATTGCATCCGTAGACGTACAGCTTGACCACTTCTGGTGGGAAGTGAGGGCGTATGCTCCCGGTGTTAAGTCTTACCTAATTGATTATGGACAGGCAAGCACTTGGGACGATTTAGAGGAAATCATTATTCATCGAGAGTATCCATCGGAGTATGGGGAGCCTCGTCAAATAATGAAAGCAGGCATTGACTCCGGCTTTAGAACAGACGAAGTATATCAATTCTGTTCAAGATTCCCAGAAGTATGTATTCCTCTTAAAGGCTCGTCAAACCATACTACGATGACAGCACCATACACAATGACTTCATTAGAGAAAGGCGTTGTTGGTGGATTAAAGCTATACGTATTGAATACAGATTATTGGAAAGACTTCATATTCGCTAGAATGGTAAGACCGATAAACGAAGATGGCACGATCCATTTATATAAAGATTGTCCGCAGGAATACTCAGACCATCTAAGGTCAGAGGAAAAGCAGGAACATCGAAATGTAAAAACAGGGGCAGTAACAGTTCAGTGGAAACCACTTACGAGTCATCCTGTTAACCATTTACTTGATACATGTACTTACAACGCAGCAGTAGCAGATATTGCCGGCGTTAAATATTTAATGGAGCCAGAACCTTATGAGGAAACTGAAGAGGTCCAAACATACGAGGACTACAGCGGAGGTATAGGGAATACTGGCCATTGGTTTAGATAGGAGGTGAACCATGAGCGATGTAAATGAACAACTTGAACGTGTGCGCCAAGTCATCGAGGATATCGAAA